CGAAGCTTTATGAGTCACACCAAGCGTATGAACAACACTGCGCACAGCTTCAACAGCAAGCTGCGCAAACAAACGAACAAAATAAAAAATTTAGAGAACTACTCGTTAAGACTCAAGAAAAGCTTAACGAAGTTAATGTGCGTAATGCACAATTACATTACACAAACCGTACTTTAGTTAGTGACTCCCTGAATGAGCGACAGAAAGATAAAATTGTCGAAGCTATCCAAAAGGCGGGCACGGTTGGAGAAACAAAAGTTATATTCGAAACTCTTCAAAGTGCAGTGGCTGGCGCAGGATCTAAACAGAATGCTCCAAAATCACTGAACGAAGCAATTAGTAACCGTTCTTCAGCTTTTTTGCCTCGCAAGCGCGAGGACGAGACCGATTCAACTATGTTGAGTAGGCTTCAAAAATTAGCAGGTATTAAGTGATTTAATATATTATAAGGAGGAATTAAAAATGTCTGTTTTAGATAAATTAACCGAAGGGATTGTTAACCGTGACCTCCGCAAAGAAGGCGATGCAGTTGTATCCAAATGGGATAAAACTGGTCTTCTTGAAGGATTAAATGGAAACAATCGTTCTTCGATGGCTCGACTGCTTGAAAATCAAGCTAAGGAGCTTTTACGTGAGGCCAGTTCAATGGCCGCTGGAGATGTCGAGGGTTTTGCAGCCGTCGCATTCCCAATTGTTCGCCGTGTTTTCGGTGGACTTGTTGCTAACGATCTTGTTAGCGTTCAGCCCATGAGTTTGCCTTCTGGTCTGATCTTTTTCCTAGACTTTACTTATGAAGATAGTAGAGACATGGGTGTATTAGCTGGTGAGTCTGTTTATGGTGGCGGTGTTGTTGCATCACAAATAACTGGTGGTGTTAACCAATTGACGGGATCTGGGTTTTACAACCTGGCGAATGCACAGTCTTCACCGACTGGTTCTTCGACCGCGCTTACCGACGTGACGTCTGGTGATCCAAATGCCCAATCCACCATGACAGTTACCGTTGAAGCTACTGCAACGAATACTCCGTTTGCAATCGGCGGCACTAAAATCTCTGAATTGTCAGATGGACAAAAAACAGCTATTCGTCATGATCCGGATGTTTTGGCACAAACAGCTGGACGAGTGTACAGTTGCACAGTCTTGTTAAGCAAAGCTCAAAGAGATAGATTTAACCAGAATCTGCTTACTACTTGGAGTCTTGTAAACGCCATTGAAGGTGAAGATGGGACATTCGAAGATTTCGGATTGTCTGCCAACAACATCACGCTTGTTCGCCGGCTAACAGAAAAAGGAACTCGGAATGCTTCTGGGAAATTGCGGACTGACGCAACAAACCATGAGCTTCTGTTTACTTTTTACTATGTGACGAATGTCGACACAGCTGGGAACTTTGTGACGAGCACTACCAACCTTACCGCCTTGAGAGCACCGATGGCAGATCAATTCAACGCTGCTAATGCAATTGGGGCTGTTGTTGGTGGGAACGTGTGGGGCCTTGAAGAGCCTTCGCCATCAACTGGCAAAGTTGGCGTTACGAAAGAAGCCGGTAATAAAAACACCATTGCAGAAATCGATATCAAAGTAGATTCGATTGCTGTGACGGCAATTACCAAAAAGCTCAAAGCAAAGTGGTCGCCAGAACTTGGTCAAGACCTTAATGCTTATCACAACCTTGACGCAGAAGTTGAACTTACGTCAATTCTTTCTGAGCATATTGCTCTTGAAATTGACCGTGAGATTCTTAACGATCTCGTTAAAGGCGCGACTGCTGGTACTTATTACTGGTCGCGTGCACCCGGATTGTTTGTACATCGCACACTCGGCACTGAGCTTGGTGCATCTTCGGCTGCACCGGACTTTACCGGTACCGTTTCTGAGTGGTACGAGACTCTTGTAGAGACTATCAATGATGTCTCCGCACAGATTCACCGTAAAACTCTTCGCGGCGGAGCTACGTTCCTTGTGACTAGCCCCGAGGTTGCCAATATTCTTGAGTTTACTAGTGGCTTCCGTGCTAACATTACCCATGACGATGACAAGGGTACAGTTGGCGCTGTTAAATCTGGTAGCATAAGCAAGAAATGGGATGTCTACGTTGATCCGTATTTCCCACGTAACCTTGTTTTGGTTGGCCGTAAAGGCGGTAGTTTCTTGGAGAGTGGTTATGTCTACGCTCCTTATGTACCGTTGCAGGTTACTCCCACTATCTTTGGTACGGAAGACTTCGTACCACGTAAGGGTGTCATGACTCGTTACGCTAAGAAGATGGTTCGACCTGATATGTATGGTCTAGTAGTTGTACGCGGACTCCTTGGTGAGGCCGGCGCAACTAGCTAAAAGTTAAAGTAACTTTGAGTTAACCCTGGTTTCTTTCGAGAAGCCAGGGTTTTCTTTTATCTAATAACTATTTATAGCCGAGAGGAGAAATACTTCTCGTTAATTGACCTAATATTCTAAAAGGAGAAACATATTATGGGAACTAAAAGAGTAGGTTGGGCTAGAATTAAAAGCCTGATTAACGAAAACACAGCAAATCAGCTTTCTGCATGCAGGCTTAAAGTAGACAACAGCACCCTTAACACTGGCGGAGCAGTTACAACAACTTTAACGGCTGCACAAGGAGGAACGCATTTTAATGTTGACGGCACAGGCGATATTATTGTCAACATGCCGGCCCTGGCCACCACCAATGTAGGGTTACATTATTCATTCCTTGTGACTACTGCAGTCGGCGCTGGCACAACAGTTACATTCGTACACCCAGCCGGCGGCGATTGGATCGCGCAAATTTCACATTACGAGAACAACCCATATCCGAAAGGAGACGCGGCTGGTGATACCATCACGCTGCAGAATTCTAGCGAGATTGGAACTAGAGTTCGGATGCTGTGTGTTCAAGATAGCGGCACAGTCGCTAAATGGATGGCTACTATTGAGGGCGCTGCTTCCGCTGCTGTACCAACTGTCGCTGACTAACGACTAGTTGTTTTTTGCAAAGCCCCCTAGGGGGCTTTTTCTTAAAATCTCCAATACAATATTATATAATATAACAAAAGGAGTTTACTATGGGAAAGAAAAAACGTCGTATGACCAGTCCAAAGTTTGCAACAAAGTTTGCAGCAAAGTTTGCAAAGTTTAGAGCAGCAGTAGAAGAAGCACTCTCAATAACTGCTGGGACTTATGAAGAAGTTGTTGAAGAGAGAAAAGAAGTCGAAGAGAAAAAGGTTCCTAAAGTTATAATAAAAGAAATTGATGAATCTGTTATATCTGAGCCAAAACCAAAAAAACAATCTCGCAAAATTTCGCCCCGAAAAAAAAGGCCAGATTCTAAAAAGAAATCCGCAAGAAAAAGAAAACCCGCAAAGAAAAAGTAAATTAGATTTTTTAAAGTACTGCCAACTAATTATAGCGAGGAGATCTAAATGAATGGCAGTACCCACTTTAACACCTTCGAGTCAAACAAGCAAAATCACACTTCCAACAGGAAGCACTGCTAGCGATGTAAAAGACAACGCTGAGCTACCATTTCAAATCTATTCAGATTCAAGTACTAATATGTTCTCCCAATATTTTTGCGAAGCAGCTGCCAATCAAGTTGCGTATACCTATAAAAAACTTGGCGGAGACGTCTTAGATATTGAAATAACAACAGGAAGCATATTTTCAGCATATGAAGAAGCTGTATTGGAATATTCTTATATTGTTAATGTACATCAAGCTAAAAACATTCTAGGAAGTGCACTTGGCGCGGCAACTGGTACTTTTGATCATGACGGCGAAAAAATCGGCGCAGATCATAAAGACAAGATTAACCTTAGATATCCCAAATGGCAATTTTCTTATGGTAAAAAAATTGGAGATGGTATGGCAACCGAAGCTGGCTTTGGCGGCGCCACAAGAATATATTCAGCTTCTTTTGCAATAACAGCAAGCGTACAAGATTATGATTTACAAGAAATTGTTGAAGGAGATTACAATAATAATCCTAGCTCCAAGCTTGAAAATAAAATAAACAATAAAAGAATCCATATAACCAAAGTTTGGTATAAAACGCCGCACGCTATGTGGAGATTTTATGGCTATTATGGTGGTTTAAATACCGTTGGCGATTTGGCTAGCTATGGGCAATTTGCCGATGATTCAACTTTTGAAATTATTCCGGCCTGGCAAAATAAACTTCAAGCAATGGCCTTTGAAGATGCAATTTATACTAGAAATAGCCACTATTCGTATGAAATTAAAAACAATAGATTAAGACTTTTCCCGTCGCCACATATTGGATCTCCAGGCTATATTTGGTTTGATTTTTACGTTAAAGATGATATATGGGATCGTGACACTGAAAAAGATGATGGTATTGATGGTGTCAATAATATGAACACCTTACCATTTGAAAATATTCCATTTGTAAATATTAATGCCATTGGTAAACAATGGATTAGAAGGTTCACTTTAGCACTCAGTAAAGAAACTTTAGGACAGGTACGAAGTAAATTTGGCTCTATTCCCATACCTGGAGAAGCTGTTAGCTTAAATGGTGGTGATTTAATTAGCCAAGGACAAGCAGAACAAGAAAAGCTAAGAGAAGAGTTAAAAACAACGCTGGACGAACTTACATATGCTAAATTAGTTGAAAAAGAGGCTCTTATGGCAGAATCGACAATGGGCGTACATGGTAAAATTCCTTATCCTGTACCTATTGTATTAGGATAATAAAAAAATGCCAACTGAGAAATGGACACAGCCTAGCCAAGCACCTCCTCCAATGTTTGTTGGGAAAAAGGAACGAAATCTTGTCAAACAAGTTAACGATGAGCTTATTGAGCGTGTTATAGGCCAACAAGTATTGTATTACCCCATAAGTATGGAACATACTAATTTTCATTCTTTATATGGAGAAGCAATAGAAAAAACATTTTTACCTCCAATTAGAGTTTATGCATTGGTTGTTTGGAAAGGTTATACTACTGAAACAACAAGCATGGGAATTGACAGAAAGCCTTCCATTGTTGTACATTTTCACAAAAGGCGACTAACTGAAGACCAAGATTTATTTGTAAGAGAAGGCGACTTTGTTTTATATGGCGACACACATTATGAAATAGTTACTTTAAATGAACCAAGGCAATTATTTGGTCAGACAGATCATAAAATGGAAATAGAAGCAACATGTATTAAATCTCGCAGAGGAACATTCGATGCCACGTAAAGAAATTCCAATTATACCCTCGACACTAGAAACTATCGATGAAGCTGTCTTTAAGCATCTTAATGAAGAGTTAGATTTAAAAACAACGACTAACAAAGGTCGAAAAAAAGTACCAATTATTTGGGCCTCCGCAGAAAGAGCGTATCAAATAAAAAATGACAAAGATTTAAGAGACGGCTCAGGAACATTAGTTCTTCCTTTGATTACAATTGAGCGTACGTTTGTTGTAAAAGATATGAATAGGAAAGGTATTTTTTGGGGGAATGTAGACAGAAATAGCCGCGGCGGTTCAATAGTTTATAAAAGAATATTAAATCAAGATAAGACATCTAATTTTGCGAATGCAGACTCTTATAGAGTAGAAGACCAATATAATTTTCCCAGGAAAAACAACAAAATTGTATACCAGTGGGTATCAATGCCAATGCCAACATATATTGAGACTACATATGTAATAACTTTAAGAACAGAGTATCAACAACAAATGAATGAATTGGTAACACCTTTTGCCACAAAAACTGGAGCAATCAATTATTTTGTTATGAGGGACAATAATCATTTTTATGAAGGGTTTATACAGGGCGATTTTCAATTAACAAACAATGTAGCTACTTTAGGCGAAGAAGAAAGAAAATATGAAACAAATATTAATATAAAAGTGTTGGGTTATTTAATAGGAGAGGACAAAAATCAAGAAACACCAAAAATGGTTATTCATGAAAACGCTGCAGAAGTTAAAATTCCTCGCGAGCGGATTATCTTCGGCGATATCCAAGAGCACTTAGACAATCAGGAAAACGCTGTAGATCGTTTGGAAAACGCCCCAGAATTATAAATAAATTTAATAATAATATTTTAGCTTTATAGGAAAACCTATTTTCAAAGAAAGTAATGGATTTTACAATTTCTCATTACTATTTATAGAAGAAAACAGTTTATGTCTTACGAGCCGTAAAGGAGAACTAAAAGAATGTCAGTTAAAAAATTTAGATTTGTTTCACCTGGAATTTTTATCAACGAAATTGATCGATCACAATTACCCGTAGAGCCAGCAAGAATGGGGCCAGTAATTATTGGCCGTTCTGAAAAAGGACCAGGTTTTGAGCCTACTGTTGTGCACTCATTTGCTGAGTTTGTAGAAACTTTTGGAAATCCCGCTCCTGGCAAAGAAGCCACTGATGTTTGGAGAAACGGCAATTATAATGGACCTACTTATGCAGCGTACGCCGCGCAAGCTTATTTAAAGAATAGTAATCCTGTTACATTTATTCGTTTGTTGGGTGATGAACATAGCAACCCAGATACTTGGTCCACATCGGTGATTGGCCAGCATGGTAATGCAGGCTGGAGCACTAAAAATTTAGTTGACAACACCGGCGGAGCCTATGGTTTGTTTGTTATGAATTCTGGTTCAAATAGTGCCAGTGGTGGCGACCACTCCCCGGTAACTGGTACACTTGCTGCAGTTTGGTATTTAAATGAAGGCTACATGTGGCTCTCTGGTACGCTTCGGGGTACCGAAGCCGACACGGCATTTATCGGTGCTCCACTGGCCGTCTCCGGGTCCTCTGTGTTGCTTGGAAATATTGGAGATAAAGAGTGGAAAGTAATAATCAAGGATACCTCACACAATGAAGTTCTGCGAACTTCCTTTAATTTTGACCCAGATTCTGATGCTTACATACGCAAAGCTTTTAATACTAATCCACAGTTAGTAAACGATCAAGTTTATAGTACTACTACAAATTATTGGCTAGGGGAGACATTTGAAAGATCAGTACAAGAAACCATCAACAGTCTTAGTAGTAGTGCCAACCAAGCTTGGGGCGTCCTTCTTCAATTGGGATCTGGCTCAAGTGAATATAGTAAACATCGTCATGAAGCCATTCCTAGTGAAAGTGGTTGGGTTATTTCACAGGATACCTCTAATGATGCCCCCACCTTTGCTGCCGATAATGATAATCGCGCGCTAAGATTATTTAAATTTGTTTCTAGAGGTCAAGGCGGTGAATGGAATCAGAATAACATTAAAATATCCATTGAAGATATTAAACCGGCTAAAAATGATAAAACTTGGCCAATGTTTACTGTTACAA